AGGGGCAGAGACCTATCCGCGTATTTCGTGCTACGTTGTACGTGTTTATGTCTATCGCCAGGATGGCTATGGCTAGGAGGGGCAATGCCCTTAGAGGTCACGAAAAGCGCAGATCTGACCAACAAGCTCAATGACCTTGCAGGTAAGAGTAAGTTGTCAGAGTTTGAAGTTCGCCATTTTCGCCGAGAAGTTGAGCAGCTTAAGAGTGTAAGTGCGGCTGAGTACTATATGCTCAATGGTATGCTGTGTTCTGTTTTGGGTGATTATGAGAATTCGAAAGATAATCATGAAAAATCTCTGAAGTTATCCCGTGATCATGTCGATTTGATTAACTACGGTTTGTCAATGAGACGTCTTGGGGATACGTCTATGTCTTTAGATTTGATGTTGCAGGCTTTCGACCTTGTGCCGAACTCTGAAGATGTATTTAATGAGGTTTGCCTTTCAATGATACTTCGTGGTGATTTCTCGTCTTACGATAGCGTTCTTGGAAAAATAAAACGAGCCAACCCTGCCGTGGATTTGTCACGTGTACCTCACTATGGCAATTTGTTGCATGTTAGAGAGTGCTTGGCAGTATGCGAAATAGACGAGGCTGAGTTTACAAGGGTTTTTGGTGTTTTGAACAAGGTCCTTGATAGCTATGCGCTTTCGGTAGAAGATCTCGATGTAAATACATCGACTTTTGATAGTGTTCGGCACGTATCGGTATTTGTGAAAGTTACGTGCGAGGATCCTCGCGATTTGCTCATGATTAACGAGGAGCTTGCTGACGGAGTTATTAGTCTCGATGGACTAGATTGTTGGGATAGATTGGTTTTGAATGCGGTGAATTATACTCCGCGTCAAAACGCAGTGGCTTAAGGAGTGGTCGCTTGAGTTTGAATTATACGGATTTCATGAGTCAGTCTCGCGATGTATTGAATAATCTTACTGATGGTGAGATTAGCTACCGGTGCGCGATCTCTCGATCTTACTATGGTGTGTATCATGCTGCGCTTGACTTTGCTGATACAGTTAGTGTTCCTCCTTTGAGTTGTGTGGGTGGAAGTAGTCATCGTAAGTTGTCCTCGTATTTTGAGGGGAGCTTTCATGAAGACAAAGACCTCCGGCTCAAGTATCGAAAGTTGGGGTATTGTTTAAAGCAGTTGCACGATATGCGTTGTCGGGCAGACTACGAATTGGATGGTCCTATTACACGAGCTGATGCCGAGATCCATATCGAACGATGTGAGTTGCGTATCAATGAAATTGAAAGCTTGAGTAAGGCGATTGCAGCCTAGGGCGTGTGATGGGGGATTAACACCCTAGGTTGTCACATCTTACTTATTCAGTTCGTTCCATATCTTCGAGATTTCAGACGGCGATTCATCGTCCATCCATTTTGCGTATACCTCAACCAACATAGTGAAGTCTTTATGACCCATCTGTTTGGCAATGAATGCAAGGTTGCCACGAGCAGACAGGCACCAGCAGGCGTAGGTGTGGCGAGTTTGATATGGCCGACGTGGACGTATGCCTGAGCGCTTTTGGATGGCTGCCCACTTGGTGTTCCACGCGGTGGGAACATACCAGGCGTTTATGATCTTCTTGCGCGCCTGGGTGGATGGAGAAAGCAGTGGGGTAACCCTCTCTTTCCGGCTCTCGTACCTGTTCTGGAACACCTCAATGATGCGTGCAGGATGATCGGCAACGAGCGAAAGCAACACCCGGCAAGCTTCGACCGCAGGCGGCATTAATAATACTGAGCGCGGCTTTCCCGTTTTGGGAACCTTGAAAGTGCCGTTGGCGGTTATAGCGCGGGTGATGTTGATCTGCCCTGCGTCCAGATCGATGTCTTCAACAGCCAGCGCACATAGCTCACCTGGTCGAAGCCCGGTATACACGGCCAAAGTAATCGCAGCAGAATCCTGGGGGTGAAGGCATCCTTTATCGACCAGCAGCTTAAACTCATCACGAGTAAGCGGATCCGGCTCTTGGCCTTGCATTGCGAACCGATTACACGCTTCTGATAATCCAGTGCGGCAATATCCATTGGTCTCACACCAGCCCAGGAAGCCTGCGAACGTCGCCAGGTAGTGATTGGCGGTCGACGGTGCTCGATCTGCAATCAGCAACGTCCTCAGTAACTGTATGTCTTCGGGCAACAAAATTCCGGCGAGACGATCAATTCCAACCAAGGCAGTACAGATGTCCAAGGCATAGCCGTACTTCTCCTCGGTCATCGGCGTGATGTCGACAGCCTTCAACGGCTTGTACCGTTCCAGCAATGCCCCAAGCCTCTCGTCCTTGGCACTGCTGTAGTTCGTCGCGTGCTTTGAGTTAGGAAAGTGCCGCCCATACTCAAAGTGACCGGTTTTGATCTCATGAAGAATTGCCGCCCTTAATAGGGCGGCGTGTTTGATGTTGGCTTTGGTGATCGGAAGGCCGAGGGATTCGCGGCAGCGTATACGCCGCCACATGAACACGACGCGCAAATTGCCGCCGTGTATCTCAATCCCCTTGTGCTTTGCCAGTTCGGTTTCTAGGCCGCTTCCTGAGGTGCGCTCTCGGCCCACTTGTCATACTCCGTCATGTTGATTGCAATGCGGCCGTCCGGTGTCTTGCGCCAGATGCGGCCTTGGGCCCAGGTGCCGTTTTTCACTTTGTGGCGAATGGCGTCTTCGCTGTAGCCAGTAAGTTCTGAGGCGCGGCTTATCATTACCCAGCGAGGTAGGCTCATGCTGCTTCTCCCATAAGTTCGCGCTCATCTACGTCGTTGTTGGCACTGATCAGCGCCATCATCGGCCACGGCGACACCGAGTTACCCACCATAAGCACCTGCGTCTTATTGCTGAATTTCCGGCCATCATGTCCACGATCAATCACGTAGTTATCCGGAAAACCCTGCGCCCGGTAAAGCTCACGCGGTGTGAGCATGCGCATACCGATATCGACGATTACGTACGGCGTGCCCTTGATCGTCACGGTGACAAGCGCCAGGCGATCCCGCGTGGTGATGGTCGCGGCCGGGTCGCGCAGGTCGTAGGTGTTGTCGCTGCCGTAGTAGCCCATCAGGAATGCCGCGACACGCATGGCGCCGGCCTCAACCTCTGGCGCGAGCTTGTACTCGACCAGAGCATGGTGTTCAGCGCCGGCCGTGATGGTCGGTACCAGTTCGTCCATGGCTCGGCCGATGCAGTTCCTGCGAAGCGTCGACAGATGCGCAGTGACGATCTGCTGCTGGCTGCCAGTGGTGGTGATCGCAGTAAGCGGTTTAACCGGGTGATGCCCAGGCGTCACGTTGTATCCGCCGTTGTGCTGCGCGACATAAGCCACGGCCAATGCGAAGTGCCCACCTTTAACGCCACTGCAGATAGTGCGTAGAGGATCATCCCCCGGCATGTTGCGTTGGCTGCTGCCGTTGGCGTGTTCGGTGATGAAGGGCGCGAGTTGCGGCGTGACAAGGGCGAACCCCTGCGCACCGGTAATGGTCTTCGCCGGATCTTCTACGGACTGGCATCGCGCCAGGTCGTTACCGGTGTGGTTGACGCTGACAATGAACGGGTTCTTGTGTTCGAGGACATAGCGCTTGGCGCCCTTGCGCAGGCGCTCCATGGTGTTGTTCACCAGTGGTCGTTTCACACCTGCAGCACGGCCTTCTTCCTTGGTGAGGAAAATGCTCGGGCATGGAAGAGACCAGTCGATACAGCTGGCGGCGGTGCGGTAGGCTGACTGTCCCTTGGCTGGGTTCTTGAAGTGCGTCGGTTCCGGCCAGCGCAGTGGCTGACCGTCACGGCGAGCAATCAGGAACAAGCGCTCGCGGGTAGTGGCGGCGCCAAAGTCGCAGGCTTTGAGCTTGCCGTACATCAGGTCGTAGCCCATGGACCGCAGGTTGTTTTCGAAGCGGCGCCAGGTTCGTCCTTTCCGTTTTGGATCGGGCACCAGGTACTGTTCTTGTATCGGGACCCGCTCACCGACGGCGGCGACTGTCATGTCACGGCGTACCACTCGGCCAGTCTTGCTGCAGCGCTTTGCGATCAGCGGCCCCCACTGGAGGATCTGTACGACGTTTTCCATCGTGATCTTGCGGGGGCTGACCTGGCCTCCCCATTTTTGAATGACCCATGACTGCGAACGGCTGGTGGTGCTGCGCGCCTGACCGCCGGCAGCGAGGCTGTGGTGGGTGCATTCAGGGCTGGCGTGCAGGTGCGCAACTGGACGGCCGCGAGTCGCTAGGCGCGGGCACACGTCGTAGACGTCGGTGATGTAATGCTCGGCGCTCGGGTGGTTGCGCTTGTGCATGCTGATGGCGTCAGGGTTATGGTTGATGGCGATATCGACCGGTATGCCAGTGCCCATCTCCTGGCCCATGGTTGCACCACCGCCACCGGCGAAGAGGTCCACGCGGATCTCGCCGGCGAAGTCGAGACCGAATTGGGTTTTGGCTACTGCAGAAGAATGTTTGATTGTGTTCATACAGCACCGCCGTATACGGAGGTCTGAAATTTGGTCAGAATTCTTGATTTGGTAATAGCGTGGTGCCACTGATGATTCCAACTGAGATCACGATCAAAACTAGGTCGATTTTGATGATTGCGCTCTCTCCGCTGGGTGCATTTGCTGCCGGTGTGGCAGTGATGCTTGTTGCAAAAGGTTGGTCCACCGACAGCTCGGCGGCTTGGGTTCAGGCTGTTGGATCGATTGCGGCAATCGTCGCTGCCCTTTGGATTAGCCAAATTCAGCGGCGCCATGACTCTTTTATACGAGAGAAGACGGATGCTGCAGATCAACGTCTTCGCCATATTGAAGCTGCGAGACGAGAACTTGCCTTGTCTAGTGATGTTTTCTTTCTTATGGCTGAATTCGATTTCTTGCTTGAGCGAATTGAAAGCTTTATCCAGGCAAATTTTAAAATTGAGCTGGGTAGGTGGGACGGGAATCTTAGGGAGCTTTTGAGCCTGATAAGATACGACGTAGCGGATACAAACGAGCAAAGAGCATTTCTGAGATTTGAGCTTCGTCAAAGCATCTTGGACTTGATGGGCTTTTTGGAGGCGCCAAGGACTCTTAAGTGGAATGACGCCTTTGTTATTAGTTTTCGCGGTGCCCGCACGGAAGCTCACAAGCTGTTTGAACGCTGTAATGCAGAGTTGGAAGCTAGGAAGGTTGCTCTGAGCGAATTGGAACGGAAAGACTAACTTCTCATTAAGGGGGGTTGTATACCCCACGACAAGCTGCGCGAGCGGGCGTTTGTGAGCGGTTAGCGTTGCATGATTGAGCGCTGCCCCGCGCAGCTTCTCGTGGGGTATAAGTGCCTCGGCAGTGGCGCTGGGAGGAGCAATAATGCCTGCTGCTGCGCAGCAGAGACTGTTTGTTTCTAGCGTGTCGCCCCCATTTGCAGTGCGGAGCAAAGCGGACTGGGCACTGGTGTTGTTCTGTTGGTTCTTCATGCCGCTTTCCTCCGGTGTTCGATAGCAAGTTGGTCCATCAGGCGCTGGTGGTAGGTGTTGCGGGCTTCTGGTGCAGACCATGGACGGATGGTTTCAACCATGGGTTCGATGCCGACCAAACAGTCCCAGATAGCCGGATCGGATGGCATGAGGTCGCGGCGTTCGGTCGCCAGCGCAGTCAGGTTGGCCAGGTGAATGCAAGAGGGCAGTGCCGTGGCAATATCAAAACGTTTGCAGACGTGCTGCCAGACTGCGTCTTCAAGGACATGGTAAGTGTGCATCCACTGCTTGAGCGGTCGGGTCATGGCGCCCAGGTACGACTCAGGTGCGTTATGAAGCAAGGCCGCGAGTTTGTGCTCTTCCGGCACCAGCTCGGCGACGATGCAGCTGTGTTGCGCCACGCTGAAGAACTCGCGGGTGTGGCCGTTGAAGCGGCACAGGTGGGCGAGTGCGTGTGAGATGTCCCGGGGATCGATCATGTCGGCGTCAGGATCGAGCAGGTCAAAGTGTTTGCCCGAGTGGGTAAGGATCCAGTTCATGCTGCCTCCTTTACAAGATCAGTCAGCAGCAGCGCATTGTCCGTGGCTTTGTGCAGTTGGCGCAGAGCGTCATAACCGATCAGCGCTTTCAGCTGACGGTCGAACTCCTTGCTGTAGCGGGTCAGTGCGCGCAGTTCCTTGGTGGCCTCAGCGTGTTGCTGCTGCAGAGTACCGGCGGCTTGAGGTGTCAGGCGCAGCATGGGGATTGTTTGGCTCATGCGGCATCTCCCTTCAGCTCGAAACGATCCATCAGCGCAGCCATATTCAGTGCCTTGTCACGTAGGGCAAGTGCCTGCGTTGCTTGGTTTTCGGATTTAACGGCGCGGAAGGTTTCTGCGGCGAGCTTCAGCTTTACGGCAATAGCTAGAAGGGTGTAACGGTCTTGCGGTTCCCGGCTCAATAGGAGTTCGGTGCGCATGCATTGATCTGACATTTCCTTGAGAGAGGCCGCGTGTGCTGCTGAAGCTTCGTCCCGGCCCGAGACGTACCCGTCGGAATAGCCTTCGTCGTAGCCATCATTTTTACCGTCCGTAAGGCCGCCTCGATAGCCGACCCAGTAAAGGATGCCGGTGGCGATTACTATGCTGAACAGTGCGCAGATTTGAATTACGGTCATGTGGTGTGCTCCTGGTGGTTTGTTGGCTGGTGGTGGCAGCCGTTGGTTTTACTGCTCTGGCTCGGTTAAATCAGTTTGTGGTCGCGGCATGTCCTCATCCGCCCTGTAAGCCCGGATATCGATCAGTGCCGCGACATGTTTGATGTGGGCATACCTCAGCGCCTTGACGCTGTGATCCAGGGTGGTCACCGGCAGTTGAATACGGCCGCTGTTGATCGCTTCAGTGAAAGTCTTCTCGTTGAGGTTCTTGAAGTAATGCGCGCGCAGCTTTTCCAGGGGGATAAGCACGTCGCCGAAGAGTTGGTGTAGCATCTCGACGGTTGCGCTATCCGGCGCGGGTTGCAGCCGTAGCGGTGTTTGACTGTTGTTGCTCATGGGCAGCGGCCTCCTTGCGTTTGAGTCGTGAGGGGTGATTCCAGGCATTCAGGCAGTGGCGTTTGGTCAGCTCCCGCAGATGCTCCGGCACTTCGAGGAGCGCGGCATTGCGCTCCTCGCGTGTGTGCATGGCGACGATCTGGCGGGCGTACTCCCTAGGCCACGTCACGGTTGTCTGCCGGAATGGCTGGCAGTTCGAGGCCCAGCTGACTTGCCAGCCAGGGCATGCCGGCTTGCCGGACCTTCGTCGACTGGCTGTATTGCATTCCGGCCGTCTCGTGGTACCAGTTGCCGTTCTTGATCCGCAGGTACTCCCGGTCACGTACAGGAAACGCCGGGAGGTTGCGGTGGGTGAGCAAGCCCTTGTCACGCATCAGCGCGATCAGTTTTGGGCGGGTGAGACCGAAGTACTTGGCGGCCTTTTCCAGGCTACGTTCCATCGCGACCTCCTAGGCTGCATGCGCGGCGGGAGTCGCCACGGCTGCCAAGTGAGTGATGGATTCGGCCACCATGGAGTAGATCTCCACGTCACTGCCGCACACCGTGAAGCACTTGCTGAATGGCTTCTTGACGCCGATGCTCATGATGGTGGTAATGCCCGTGCGGGTTTTGTTGCGATGGATTGCCAGGTTGATAGGTTGCTCAAAACCCATATCGAGGCTCAACGCGCCGCCGGTTTGCACCAGGTCGAACACACGCTGCTTCTGTTCAATTTCGAAGACGCCGTAGCGGCGGTCAGCGTGCGGCACAGACGACGGATCGCTTGGACTGGCTGGCCCGTTGACGATCTCCTCGATGAAGTCCGCAAGCTTAAGGTGCATCTTTTTGCTGTTGGTCAGGGTCAGCGTGTGGCGTTCGCTTCCCAGCTCAACAGTGAAGTGTGTGTCGGCTTTGCGGTGCTCAACTTTCAGGCGGAAGGCTATGGCCTCCCGGTGAACTTCGGCACGCAGTAGGTGGTTGAAGGTTTCGGTTAGGTTTACCTGGGCCTTGAGCAGGGTCAGGGTGCGGTTGTCGAGTTTGTACTTGCTCATGCCGCGTGCCCTCCGCCGTTTGGATCGATAGGGGCGGGTGTGAAGCGCTGCTTCAGCTTGGGTTTGGACGTGATGAACGTGCAACCGAGATCTTGCGCTAGGCGGCGGATTTCAAATATGCGGGTGGGGGTCGCAGCGGCCGGATGGACGTGCAAGGTAGCTGTGGTGTGCATGGTGTTGCCTCGCTCTGTGGTGGAAGAGTTAGGCAAATATCACATAATGTTTTTCACGAATCAACACGAATTGTTATTTTTGTTTGAGGTTTTGGACGTATCGTTTTGAGTTGCGCAAAAAGATGCGAGCTGTATCTTTTGGTTCTACTTGAATTTATTGAGTTTTTAGGAGGGGAAATGTTTGAGCTTGATCCGGACGAAGCAATTGCGGAGCGATATTTCAGGTTCGCGAATGATGTGCCTGGATTGTTTGCGGTAGGGCTCTCTGCAACCTCGCTCCAATTTTCGCACCCACAGCCGTTTGCGTGGTTTTTTCTATTTGTAGTGGTGTTGTGTGTATTCGGAGGAGGTAAGCAATACAGGAATATTGCTGCCAGATACCTTAAGCGCTATCCCGGCGTGATCGGGGGGATGGTCTTGGTATGGAGAGCCAAGATTTGCATCATTGGCATGTTGCTGCTTGCAGCAATAGCTCTGGGAGATCTCACTGAGCCAGGGATTTATGCGTTCTTCAATCTCAATTCAGTAGCACCTAACTGAAGGCTTGGGTCAAAGTGCCCCGCCGTGCCACACGATGCGCCCGACGATTTTCAGATGGCCGATTTCATTGTCGCTAGCAGCTTCATCTGGGTACTGACGCTTGTCTTCGTTATCGCTGCGTATGATCCAGCCGCCAGTCATGCTCTGCACCAGGCGCTTGATGATCAGCTCTCCGTCAGGTTTGAGCATGGCGTAAATGCGTCGGTCTCTCGGTTCTTTCTGTGCTTCATCCAGCAGGACCACATCGCCGTCACAGATGGTGGGTTCCATGCTCTGACCTTTAGCGTAGATCACATGCAGGCTTCTTTCCCTCAAGGCCATACGGGCGAGCCAGTCTCGCCTGAAAACCAGTCCGCCTTTGATCTCCACGTGGTCGTTGAGATGCCCGTTGCCGGCTGAGCCGTGGGCTGTATATTGCGGAATCAGCGCGTAGTCATCAATTTTTGGCGCTGTGCTTCTCGTTTGATCGTCGTCGCCTTCGACAAGGTCCATCATCGGTTTTTTCAAGGCAATCGAAAGCATGCGCAGATCAGCAAGACTGGGTTCGCGCTTATCTTTTTCATAGTTTGCGATACGCCCTTGGCCGTTTTGCCAGTTGCAGGCAGCGGCCAAGCCCTTCTGCGTGAGATTCGCTTCGTTTCTATAGCGCGCCAGGCGCTGACCTAAAGTTTCCATGTGTGGAAAATATCACGATTTGTGTAATTGATTTACGACTTAACGTGTTGTAAAAATAACGAACCGTTGTTAGTCTGCGCCCAGGATCACGAAGAGAACCTTCTAATGAATAGGATATCTGCCCTCAGAAACCGTAGTGGAATCAAGCAAACGGCACTTGCTGGTGCTTTGGGATGGTCTCAGAGTCGGCTGAGTAATTACGAGTCGGGTACCCGAATTCCTGGCTTGTACGAGTGCCGGGCCATTACGGTAGCACTCAACAAATTGGGGACTACGTGCACGCTCGATGATGTATTTCCTCCTGAGCTTGATGTTCCAAAAGCTGCGTAGAAAAAAGGCGACCCTAGGGCCGCCCAGTTCCTCCCGACACACACCACCACAGTGCTGTCGGGTCGCGATGAAGGTAGGAGGGCACACCACATGCAAACCACCTCCCTTTATCGCGCTGCCAAGACACGGATGTCTTGGGTTGCTGCCTTTTCCACCACAGATTAGGCAGCTGTTGCGCCAGAGGTGAGCATCGGATTGTTCGCCTCGGCACGGTGCCGGCTTCGATCCCTAGATCTTGCCGGCGTTTGGGCCCTTTCAAGCCACGCGGCAAATGTATCACCACTACACGTCGCGGGGCACTGGCAACTTAGTAGGATTAATGCCATGAGCCGAGTAGCTTTAAGCTGTGTTGATCGAGCGCAAAAGGAAATACTGACGCTCGAATTAGCCCTGTACCACGCCGCACGGGATTATCCCGGCGGTGCCGCAGCAATCGCCGCCACCACCGGCCGCAATGCCACCACGCTGCAGCACAAGTTGTCTCCCACCCATCCCTCGCACACCGTCAACATTCAGGAGTTCGGCGAGATCCTCGAACTGACCAAGGACCGCCGCATTCTCGATGCGGTGCATGCCCTCGTCGGCGACACGATCTGGCAGGAACTGGCTGAGGCGTACACCAACGACATGCCTGAGACCCTGACCACGGGTATCGCCATGTTTTTCCGGCAGGTTGCCGATTTGTCCGAAACCTGGGCCAAGCACATTGGCGACGGCAAGGTCGATGACCGTGAGCTGGCTGAGATACGCCAGTTGGTGTTTCGAGGCATTCAGGGGTTGTTGGGCATGTACAACCGCGCCCGCTACGTCAACCAGACGACTTGTGGGGTGGAACGTGGCTGATATCGCTGATTTCGCAAATGACCTGGTGCAAGAGCGGATCGATCAGGCCGTCGCTGCGCGCCTGGCGCTGATGCCCCACACGGCTCAGCATTCGCTGATGTTCTGTGACGAATGCGATGGCCCCATCCCCGAGGCCCGTCGTTTGGCGCAGCCCGGTTGCACGCTCTGCATTGAGTGCAAGACCGTCGATGATCAGAGGGCTGCCCGTTATGCTCGATGATGTGATCAATCAGTTCGCGGACTATGGTCTTGAACCCGCTCAACCCTTGGTATTCGGCAAGCTCACCCGCAGCAAAACCACCCAGGATAAAGGCAAAGAAAAAAACGGCTGGTACGTCATCCACGAACACCGCACCGAAAAAAACGAGACGCTGATCTTCGGCAGCTTCGGCGACTGGCGTTCTGGCGATACCCAAAAGATCAAGGTGAAGCCCGGACGCATGAGCCCCGAGGAGCGCGAAGTCATGCGCGCTCGCCAGGAAGATGCCAAGCGTAAGGCCGCCGAGATCGCGGCCAATGCATCACGCCGAGCGGCCAACCGTGCTGCCGGCCTGTTCAAGCGCATGCCCGAAAAGGGCAAGAGCGCCTATCTGGATCGAAAGCAGATCGTTGGCTTCAAAGTTCGCTATGCGCCACGTACTGGCGCATTTTTGGTGCCCATGTGTAACGTCCGTGACCAGATCGTCGGCCTGCAGGTGATCTTCCCGGCCAAGCAAGAAGACACTGGTCGGGATAAGCAGTACTGGCCGCCCGGTATGTCAAAAGAGGGCGCTTTTCACCTGATTGGTCCTCACCCAGAGCCCGGCGAACCGGTGCTGGTGTGTGAGGGCTACGCCACGGGCGCAAGCCTGCACATGGCGACGTCGCTCACTGTCGCCATCGCCTTCGACGCGGGCAACCTGCTGCCGGTCTCCAAGGCCATGCGCGAGCGCTTCCCCGGCTGCCCGCTGATCATCTGTCGCGATGACGACTGGAAAACCAAGCGCCCCAACGGTGACCCTTGGAACCCTGGCGAAGAGAAAGCCAACAACGCCGCGTTGGTTGTCGGCGGTCAAGTCGTCGCCCCGGTGTTCTCCGGCGAGCGGGAGATCAAGTGGACCGACTTCAACGACCTGCACGTCGCCGAGGGGTTGGAGGCCGTCCGCCGCCAGGTGCTTGCGGTGGTCAAGCCTCCTGCAGCGGGTGGCTGGAAGGACCAACTGGCCCGCACCGAAAACGGCTCCCTGATTGCGCACATGCAAAACGTCGAGCTGATCCTGGGCAATGACGAACGCTGGGCCGGTGTCATCGGCTACAGCGTGTTCAGCTCCAAGATCGTTAAGCTGAGGTCTGCGCCCTTCGGCGGCGGTGCTGGTGACTGGGCAGACATCGACGACATGCGAGTGATGAAGTGGCTCGCGCAGCAATACAACCTGCGGGTCAAAGCCTCCCATGTGATCGAGGCGGTCAGCGTGGTTGCCCACGACCACGCCTTCCACCCGGTGCGTGAGTACCTGGAGAAGCTGGAATGGGATCGCGTGCCACGCATTGAAACCTGGCTGACCGACGTGCTGGGCGTCCAGGCCAGTGAGTACTCGGCCAAGGTCGGTAAGCGCTGGCTCATCTCGGCGGTTGCCCGTGTGATGCGTCCAGGCTGCAAGGCAGACTCGGTGATGATCCTCGAAGGCGGGCAGGGCGCCGGTAAGTCCACGGCCATGGGCGTGCTCGGTGGCGAGTGGTTCATGGACACGCCCTTTGCCCTCGGCGACAAGGACAGCTTCCAGGCGATTCGCGGCAAATGGATCGTCGAACTGGGGGAACTGGACAGTTTCAACAAGGCTGAAAGCACCAAGGCCAAACAGTTCTTCTCTGCGTCCACCGACACCTACCGCGAGAGCTACGGCCGCAGAACGAATGACGTGCCACGCCAGTGTGTTTTCGTGGGCACCACCAACCAAGAGGAGTACCTCAAGGACGCCACGGGCAACCGCCGCTACTGGCCTGTGTTCTGCAACAAGGTCGATCTGGAGCAACTGCGCGAGATCCGCGATCAGCTATGGGCTGAGGCGCTGTTCTGCTTTGAAGCGGGCGATATCTGGTGGGTGAATAAGGACGAATCCAAGATGTTCGCCGAGGCTCAAGACGAGCGCTTTGTGGTGGATGAATGGGAAGGGCCAATCCTGACCTGGATGGAGGAGTCGCAGATCGGGGAAACCGCTACCGGGAACGAGATCCTGACCCAGGCGCTGAAGCTGGACTTCGGCCATTGGGGCAAGCCCGAGCAGATGCGGGTCGGGGCGATCATGCACCGGCTAGGCTGGCGCAAACGGCGTATGCCCGCACTGCCAAAAAGCGGCGTGCGGCCATGGGCCTATGAAAAGCCTACGGGCTGGGGGCGTGCGTCTGCGTTGCAGCAGGCGGTGATTGAGGAGCCTTGCTTTGATTAAGCGAATCGATGAGATGCTCAAACTGTGGGCGCAGGATCTGCATTCGCCTGTGCCAGACGGTGCTGGCGGACCGAGTGGCGGCAACATGATCGCCATGCTGATGGAGTGCAAAGGGGAGTTGATACGCGGCACGCGTGGAAGTCGCGTGCTGCTGGATGAATCGGCGGATATCGAGCTGATCGTCAACAAGCACTTGGCGCCCGAGCTGGCCGTAGTGGTGATGGAACACTACTGCAACCACGAAAGCTTCCTCTCACAGAAAATGCTTCATTGCGGTTGCAGCGCGCCGACCTATTACCGTCGGCTACACGATGCCCATGTATCCATCGCCGGCATGCTGATGGGGAAGGCTGCATGATTCTCGGCGTCACTCCGCATACCTCTGTCCTACTGTCCCGCCTTGTCCGGCTGCCATTTTGCGCAGTTGGACAGGCGCAGGCCGCGCCGTTGCTGGGCTGTCCTACTGTCCAACCTTTACCCGCCCCACGCACACATGAGCATAGCGGGCACGTAGTCGCGCCCATGGCGCGCACGCGTGCTTTTAACTTTCTCTCTATACACAAGAGAAAAGTAAAAAAGGTAGGACAGTAGGGCAGAGCCCCGTATTTAGGCGCCTGTAGCTGTCCTACTTCGATCCAGAATAGTGGGACAAGTAAGACAGGGCACCAGAAGCGATAGCCGATTGAATGCGTTGTCCCTCCGTTGCACCTGCGTCATACCCGTATGGCACCCGTATTGCTCCATGGCATTAAAACCTGCTTGCTGCCATGATAATCCACCTGTAAAAAGTACCCATCTTCGATAGGTGCGACCGCAAGCAGCGGGACACACCACCACACTGAACCCGGCCATTGCGCCGGGTTTTTGCGTTTATGGGGTAGGGCGATGACGAACGAGCAGCAAGCGCTTATTGATATGCCGATCTGGATGGTGATCGTGCTGTCCCTGGTCGGCGGCATATCCGGCGAGGCATGGCGAGCCGACAAAGCGGGGGTAAGCGGCTGGTCTTTGATTCGCCGCTTGATCCTTCGGTCCGGGGCCTGCGTGGTCTGCGGGCTTTCCACCATGATGTTGCTGCACGCTTCGGGCATGTCGGTCCTGGCGGCAGGGAGCATCGGATGCCTCACCGCGATGGCCGGCGCCGATGTCGCCATCGGGCTGTATGAACGCTGGGCCGCCAAGCGGTTGGGCGTGTGCGATGTGCCGCCCTCGGGCAGCGGTCAGGCATGATGTGCTGGAGGCCACGTAATACGTGGCTTGTAGCGGTATGCGTCAAAATGGTGCGCTGAAAGTCGCCGGGGACCCTGGCGGCATTCGAGGGACACGGGGCATGAAACCCGCGGGAAAGCGTTAGCGGCAGGGCTGCCAGCTTACTGAAATTCAATCCATTGAAATTGAAAGGTTTCCATTGAAAAGCCGTTGAAAAGGAGGGCTTATGACGGATCCACTGTTCCTGTCTAAAAGCGCTTTCGCGGTTCGCATCGGCAGGACGCCGAGCTACATCACCTGGCTGAAAGACAACAACCGCCTGGTGCTGTCGCCGGATGGCAAGAAGGTCGACGTGCTGGCAACAGAAGCCCTGATCCTCGAAACCGCCGACCCCAGCAAGGCCGCTGTCGCGGCTCGCCACCAGCAAGACCGGCTCCAGCGTGACGTTTACAGCCAACTGTCCCCCATGGTCGAGCCGACTAACACGGCTGCGCCGCCGCAGCCTGCTGGCGCGAAGAGCGGGCAACCTGACTTCCAGAAGGCCCGTGCACACCGCGAGTATTACCTGGCCCAGTTGGCCGAGGCCGAGTTTCACAAGGTGCAAGGCTCGCTGGTGGACATGAAGGCAGTCACCACCGGGGCCTACAACGCCGGCCGCATGCTGCGCGATCAACTGCTGAGCATGCCCCCGCAACTGGCCCCTGAACTGGCGGCGATGACTGACCCTTGGGAAATTGAGCAGCACCTGACCAAGGCGCTACGGCTGTCCCTGGAAGAGGCCGAGCGCATGTCTTCGGCCGACCTTGAACGCGATCTGATCACTACGAGTTAACCCATGCAAACGGAAAAACCTGACGGCGCTGAGGTGTACCGTGAGGCGTATTTCCGTGGGTTGCGTCCAGACCCCAGCCTCTGGGTGGACGAGTGGGCCGACGAGTACATGCGCATCCCGCGTGATACCGGCGCCGCCGAGCCAGGGAAATATCGCACTGTTCGAACGCCCTACGCGCGCGAGCCGATGCGATGCCTGTCACCGGCTCACCCGTGTAAGCGCGTAGTGACCATGGTCGCCTCGCAGTTGATGAAAACCCAGATCGCCTTGAACTGGATCGGTGCGCTGATCCACATGGTGCC